CGAGACGGCACGCGCTGCGCAAAAGGCAAACCGGTTCTACCGCGTCGGCGCCCAAGCCATTGAGACGCAGATCGACCCACTTATTAAGTCGGGCCGCAACGTGCTGGACCCAGAGAAAATATTTGGCAGGCTCAACTTGGGAAGCAAGACGCAGCAGCAAACGCTCGGCCGTCAGCTTGACGCGTTCGTGCCGCCAAACGTGCAGCAGCAGGTCGGCGGCGTGCAGCTGTCGCAGCTGGGCGGCGAGACGTTCAGCCCGGCCAAGCTAGTGTCAGGCCTCGAAAAGCTGCGCGCCGGCACTGGCCAGCTGCCGCCGACCATGCGCGGCATGCCAAGTATTGACGACGCCGAGACCGTGGCCCGTGCGTTTAATCGTTCCGCGTCTACAGTCAACCGCTCGAACACCTCCGGGTCCAACTTCTTACTGAGCGGGATGGGAGCCGCCGGCGGAGCGTTCGCCGGGTCGGGAGATCTTGGCACCACGGCCATGGGCCTTGTGGCCGCGCAGGGCATCCCCGGCGCCGTGTCGTACTTGATCCAGACGCCAATCGTGCGCCAGATCCTGTCGGACACCGTTTCGGACAGCACGGCCAAGGTCGCGCGGCTCATGTCGCTTGGCCTTAACGAGCCACTGGCCCGCGCAACCGTCGAGGGAAATTACAATCAACCAAGCCTGTTGCAGCAGGTAGGACAGTAATGGCATCACCACTAGGCTCTATCTACAGCACCGCTGACTCATTTAAGCGCAAGCTGCTTGACATGCTGACCAACCCTGTTGAGTCAGCGCAGCAAGTAGTGGGCAACGCAAACGACAGGGCCGGCCTACTTAACGCGTTGACGGCGGAGGCTGCAACCGAGGGCATGGATGGAGGGCCGCTGATGGGGCCTAAGAGCCAACAGCTGGCCGACATGATGGCCGATGCGTACAGCCCTGCGGGCGTCACCGCTTGGCATGCTGGCCCCAACCTGTTTAGCAAGTTTGACGTCAGTCGGGCGCCATCGACTGGCTCTGCTTACACACGCGGCGCGTATGCAGCAGCAGCCCGTCGTGAGGCGCTTGACAAGTACCTCCCTCGCACTGGCGAAAAATACGAGTCGGTGCTGCAAGACATGTACAAGGCGGCAGAGAAAAAAGGCGACTACAGCTCCATGGAGGTTTTAGAGTCGGCAATGATGAGCCGCTTGCCAAGCGAGATGCGGCAAACATTTGTGCAAAGCGGCGAGTATGCGCCCGCATTTGCAAAAAACGCAGAGAGCATTATTAAAAAGCTAGAGGGCATCCCAAGGGATAGCTACTTGTACAAGCTAGATATTGCCGACGAGGCGTTGCCAAACTACATGCTGTTTGATAGGCCGATGGCGCAACAACCAATGGCCGTGCAGCAGTACGCAAAAGAAGTCGGCGCCTTTGGTGATGACATGCTGGGCGGCGACATTGTTGGTAAGCTGCGGGCGTCTGGCGTACCAGAGATGCAAATACAAGAGGGCCTCAAGTCTAGGGGCATACCCGGTTTAATTTACAACTCTCCAGACGTGCCGGGGTCAGTCAACTATGTCAACTACGACCCCGACTTAATTAAGATTCTGGAAATCAACGACACGCCGACTAACAGCCTGCTTGAAATGCTGGGCCGCAAAAATCCAAAGACTAGATAAGGAACACCATGGCATACCCATACTACGACGACCCAGAACAGCAAGCACTTGCCAGCTACTTGATGGCCCAAGGCCGGCCAGATCAGATGAGCATGACCGGGCGCGAGGCAGGCACCATGGCCGGCTCGATGGTCCCCGGCACCGGGCTGATGGACGCGCTAGGCATCTACCCGGCTGGCGACCAAGGTTTCAACCCCAGCGTGCGCCAGAACCTTGGCAAGGGTGAGTACTTAGACGCCATGCTCCAGCTGCTTGGGGCTGGTGGAGACCTAGCCATGGCCACCGGCGTCGGCGCCCCTGTCGGCATGACCATGAAGACCGCAGCCGCTGCAGGCAAGGGTGCAAAGGCTGCCAAAAAGGGCAAGCAACTCGCTGAGTTTGGCACAATTAAAAAGCCGTCTAAAGCTAATATGATGCCGGCCAACCGCCAAAAAATGGGCGGTGTTGTGCCCACCGTTGCCGACCCATTGCGGGTGGCATTCCCCGGCATCTACGCAGACCCGCGTGAAATGGCTGCAGCTGCCGCGCGCAACACCGTGCCGGAAAGCCCGTCGCTAATGCAGCTGTTTGGCACAACGCGCGAGGAGATGGCTGACATTGCTAGGTCGCGCGCTGGCAATCAAGCGCCCATCACTAATTTTGCAGCGCGTCCCAAGGGTTCTGCTGCGGCCGAGCAGGTAATGACTCGGCCCAACACGCAGCGTATTGTGGACACGCTGGCAGAGGCCGGGAAGTACCCCGAGCTTGCAACAGGCATGGACGCTTGGTATGTCATGGACCCGCTGTTCAACCGCCTTGTCGAACTGGTTGGCAAAGAAGAGGCCATCAAGCGGTTTAAAGACCTTAACACCTACAGCGGCATGGCGTCCCCCGGCTCTGACGTGTTGACTGAGTTGAACAGAGGCAGCGCTGCAAACTATTTGGCGCAGCAGGGACGCTTTCAAGACTTCGCTGATTTTGCTGGCATTGCTGAAGACAAACGCAAGGGTAATTTCCCCAGCGACATTCGTAGCGTTATGTCGCACCCATATCACCCCACCGCACAGGCTGGCCCGATGGGTAAGTACGCCAAGTCTGGCCAAATTGAAATGGACTCACCAAAAGTGCCGCTGTACATTCAGTCGTCTGGCGTGCCGCAGACTGGGTTCCAAACGCAGCTGCCAGTAGGAGACGCGCACTGGTCTCGCGGCGTCGGGTTGGCAGACACTCGGACTAAGAAAATGCGCAAAGGGCAGGAGATAGTGCCCGGCGCGAGTGTAACCAATACCGAGCTGCAGACGTTGGGCGATTGGTGGCGCAAAGACATTGCCGGCGCGCTTGGTCTTGAGTCTGTACCCGCGCAAGCTCGAGCTTGGGGTACGTTTTCGCCAGCCACTGGCGTTGATACTCCAGTAGGGGCGCCAAAGCTCGAGCTAATGGCCCAAAAGATTATGCAAACAGCACGTCAGACAGGGAAAAGCCCAGAGGAAGTGCGCGACGCATACCTGATGGGCACCGGCTGGCTCAGTGGGCGGGGTCTGCTGGGAGAGTTTTAGTGCTCTGATATATCTCTTCTAGGATGGCCAAGGCCGCGTCCTTTCCGAGCTTGACGCCACCGATTGATACGCCATTTATTTGGCCGTCATCGGTGGTAAATGTTATGGTGAAGCTGCCGACGCATTCATCCATTGCATAGACGTCTGCATAAAATTCGTTGTCCATCCCTACCCCCCAAAGAATAAATTAACCAGCGGGTCACCCTTGACCTTGCGCAGCTTGGCGTTGCGTTTGTTGCGGATGACGTCACGCTCCATCGACGTCAGGCCCTTCTTGCGCAGCTGGTACTTCTCCCGGTCGTTCATCCCAGGATTGCGCTGCGCGTCCTCACCGGGGCCGTAGGTCCACAGCGCCGCACGGTTGTCGCGCCAACCCGCTATGTGCGCCTGACCGCTGCTGCGCAGCTTGTACAGCGCGATCTTGAGCGTCTGCGGGTGGCAGAAGCAGACGGCCAGCAGCTCATTAGACGTCAGCGGCTCGCCAGCCTGCAGGTGCTTGACCAAGCGCTCCATCACGTACGAGCGCTTACCCATCGACGCGGTCCATCATCTGCAGCAGGTCGTGGGCGCGCAACCTGATCTCCGGCGGCACCGACGCGCCGTACGCCTGCGGCGACTGCATGTCAAGCAGGAACTCGCGCATCTGCGCCTCCACCGCGTGCATGGACTGGACCCGCGCGTACAGGTACTCTGATGACTCGATGAGCTTGCTCATTTTGCGGCCTCCACGCGGCCGTCGCGGTACACGCGGCGGTTGCCCTGCAGGCTGGGCAGGGAAAGGCTGTCGTCGGCGCCGGGACGCACGGCCGCCATGGTCAGCTCTGGGCAGGTGTAGACGCTGTCCTTGAAGTTGGACACGACGCGGTTGCTGTCGATGTTGCCCTCGGGCGATTTACGGTTGTACATGTGTTACTCCGACTGTAGTGTATTAAAGGATGAACCAAACCAGCAACGCTGGGAAGGCAAGGATGGCTGCAATCGTAGCAGCCGCGAGGATCTCTTGGATGAAGTTCATGGTGTTTTCTCCTGATGGGGCCGAGGCCCCGTTTGGTTTTATGCCATTGCGGCGATGAGAACTGAGGTATCAATCCAGTCGCTAATTTGAATTGGATTATTGCCATTTTTTTGCTGGCGGAAACGAGTAGTGCTGGCCAAATGGCAGTAAGTGTTGCCGTCGCGTTGAGCGCCAACACCAATGACGCGCCACACATCACCGTCCACCACAACGCTGGCATCTAAAAAAAGCTGTTGTTCTTTGTTTGTCATGTCGTTTCTCCTGTTACGTTTAAAAAGCTGTTACACCGATTGTAGTGTATTAACTAATGCGTTGCACATATAGGACAAACCCTAGTGGTTTTTTGACTACAGAGTTAAAATATGGCCTATGAAAGTACTTGACGACATGCACGAGGTGGCCAGAAAGAACGGCCTGTTTATGGCCGCAGTGTGCAAAGAGGCCGGCATCTCACCCGCCCAGCTTAGTCGCTGGCGCAAGGGTAAGGTGCGGCCTCTCTACGACAGCGTCATCGGCCTGCAGGAGGCTCTTGAGCGTCTCTTGCGTGAACAAGAAGCAGCGGCGCAGCCAGATACATCTCAATCGCCACCGCAATCATTGACGCCCGAGACAGCTTAAGCTTCTTCGCCTCCGCGTCGATAGCGTCGACCATGTCCTGCGGGACGTAGGTCGCGATGTAACGGATGGATGGATCTTTGTGCGCCATTTAGATCACCATTCGTCGTCAGACTCTACGGCCGACTTGACGTCGTCGTAAGACCCAGCGGCTGGCGCTGCGATGCCAAACGCTGCGGCGGCAGAGACCTTGGCGCTGCCAAGCGGCGTGCCCTTCTCCATCAGCATGACGTGGTTCAGGCCGAACGCCACGCCACGGTTGCCGGCGGCGTCGTATGCGTAGGCGTTGACCGCCACGCGGCCGAAGTCACCAGACACCACCGCGTCGGACGTGATCAGGTCGCGCCCGTTGGCGTCGATGATGCCGGGCTTCTTGCTGGACTTCGTGTTGAAGTAGTAGCAGCCTGCGTACTCATCGCCCAGCGGCGAGCCGTCCGACTTGGTCTCGGTGTCGCCATCGCGCATGGGGTTGCGCACGGTCTTCGGGATCTTGTCGCCGAACTTCGCGGTGAGCGCCAGCTTGGCTGCAGCCTTCAAAGCCGCAATGGTCTCGGTGTCGGTCTTGGGGACCAGCACCTGAGTGCTGAACTCATCCTTGCCGTTCATCTCATTGCGGCGTGCCTGCGCCACGTTGCAGTAGGAGAAGCGGGCGCGGCCCGTAGTTACTTGTGTAGACATAGTCGTTTCCTTTTCGGTTTTACGGTTTGATACCAATTGAAATCAATTGACACTACCTGCAATAAGTGCAAGCAGGCGTCAACTCTAACACAAGTAAAAAACATTTTGCAGAAGTATTTTTCTTGTGCATAATCGAGGCTCCTAAACAAAACGAGTAACCGATGAAATTTGGATCTGTATGCAGCGGCATTGAGGCCGCAAGCGTCGCGTGGCACCCGCTTGGCTGGCAAGCCGCGTGGCTGTCTGAGATTGAGCCGTTCCCGTCTGCGGTGCTGGCTCACCACTACCCCACCGTCCCGAACCTTGGCGACATGACCCTCCTGCCAGAGCGCATTGCGTCTGGCGAAGTTGAGGCGCCAGACTTGTTTTGTGGCGGCACACCGTGCCAAGCGTTCAGCGTGGCTGGCTTGCGCCAGTCATTGGACGACGACCGTGGGAACCTATCATTAACTTTTGTGGAGATAGCAAATGCAATCGACAGCCGACGACTTGACGCTGGACATGTTCCAGCCATCATCTTTTGGGAGAACGTCCCAGGAGTCCTCAACACCAAGGACAACGCGTTCGGATGCTTTCTTGGGGCGCTTGCCGGCGAAGATGCGCCACTTGAGCCAGCAGGGAAGAAATGGACAAACGCTGGTTGCGTGTATGGTCCCCAAAGAACAGTCGCGTGGCGGGTCCTCGACGCCCAATACTTCGGAGTGGCCCAACGACGCAGACGTGTGTTTGTTGTCGCAAGTGCTAGAGACGACTTCGATCCCGCAGCGGTTCTTTTTGAGTCAGAGGGCGTGCGCCGGGATACTGCGCCGAGCCGAGAAGAGAGGAAAGAAGTTACCGAGTGCGCTGGAACTCTCACTGCGAACGGTGGCGGCCTTAACCGACCAGCAGGCAACGCCAACGAACTCGACTTCTGTGTGACTGCATCAAGAATGGTTGCGTTTGATGGATACAACCAGACTCTATCCGACACCAGCCAAACGATCCGCGCAGACAAGTCTGACGGAGATCACATTGGGATGGTGATGCATCCTATGGCGTTTGACACCACCCAGATCACCAGCCCTTACAACTACAGCAACCCCCAGGCGGGCGACCCATGCCATCCATTGGCGGCCGGGGCGCATCCCCCGGCGGTAGCGCAGCCAATCCCGATCCATGACCAAGCCATGCATCAAGGTGGTGTAGCTATTGTTTCACCAACTTGGACCGCATCAAATGACCCAAGCAGATCACCACAGTCAACTGAGGTTACAAACCAAGTGGCGGCAATCCATGCCGTGTCAATGGCTGTTCGCAGACTGACACCTACAGAGTGTGAACGTCTGCAAGGCTTTCCTGATGGCTACACCAACATTCCTTGGCGCAAGAAGCCAGAGTCGCCTGACGGCCCACGCTACAAGTCTTTAGGCAACTCATGGGCTGTGCCTGTGGTGGCTTGGATCGGTCGCAGGATTGAGGGGCACCTGTCATGAAGCTGTACCCACACCAAGAGGCGAGCCGTGAGTTCTTGCTCACGCACAAGCGCGCCATCTTGGCCGACGCGCCACGCGTTGGCAAGACTCTGCCAACCGCGAGCGCTGCGCTCAACCATTTGCCGGTGATGATCGTGTGCCCATCAATCGCCAAGAGCGTGTGGCTGCGCGCGTTCAAGGCGCTTGGCCACGACGAGTCAGACATCACCGTCGTCGCCGGTCGCAAGATGGCCGCAGAGGCGCACACGGCCAGCGTGGTGATAGTCAACTACGACCTGATGCCAAACACGCAGGCCAGTCGATTCAGCCGCTACAAGACGCTGGTGCTCGACGAGTCCCACCGCATCAAGAGCCACACAGCCAAGCGCACCAAGGTTGCGATGAAGGCGATGAAGGTCATCCCCAACGTCTACGCACTATCCGGCACGCCCATACCTAACCGCCCCATCGAGCTGTGGCCCCTGCTGCATGGCCTTGGCATCTTCAGGGGCAGTTATTACGACTTCGCCTCGCGCTACGCAAGGATGTGGGCGGCGCCTTGGGGGCTGGACGTCTCCGGCGCGTCCAACCTGCCGGAGCTGAAGGCCATGATGAAGCCGAGCGTGCTGCGCAGGAAGAAGGAGGACGTGTTCACCGACTACCAAGACCCGCAAGTGAGTCTCATCACCTTCGACCTGCCCGTCGACAGGCGTGAGCGCGACTTCGACGCCGACGCTTTAATGGCCAACCCGCACGCGCTGCTTGCGTTCGAGGGGTTGGCCGAGGTCATGAAGGAGGCAGGGCTGCGCAAGGTCAACCCAGCCGCAGAGTTCATATCTGACCTACTCGAGGCCGAGGACAAGGTCGTCGTGTTCGCGCACCACAAGGACGTGGTCGCGCAGCTGGCCGACAAGCTCAAGGCCTACAGCCCCGTGATCATTACGGGTGACACACCGGCCAAGCAGCGCGAGCTGCATATTACGGCCTTCCAACAAGACCCGGACACCAAGGTCATCATCGGCAACATCGCCGCGATGAGCGAGGGTGTCGACCTGTCAGCTGCCGACGTCGTCGTCTTTGTCGAGGCGACGTGGCAGACATCAGCTCTGGAGCAGGCCTCCAGCCGTGTGGAGAACATCAGCAAGCAGTCGTTCCGGCCGCTGATCTATCTTCTCACCGTCCGCGCATCACTTGACCACACCGTGCTGGGCAAGGTATTGCAGAAGTTAAACATCATCGACCAGATCATTTAAAGGAGTAAACGATGTCCAGACCAACACACTTCCACCGCAACAGCATGGCTGTCAAAATCCGCGCAATGCTTGACTTGCACCCAGACATGAGTCCACACGCCGTCGCTGCTGAACTCGGCTGCAAGGTTCAAAACGTCTATCAGACCACCAGCGCGGACAAGCTGCGCAGGTCAGCCAAGAAAACAAAGCCCGTCAAGGTTGTCTACGAAAAAAAGACAACCCCATTTATCGATGCCGTCTCCACCATCGAGGAGGAGGAGGCGTTTAACGCCATTGCCAACAGCCAGCAGGTCGGTGGCAGCCACTACAAGGACAAGGCCATCCAGCCGTGGGACTACATCGCCAGCAACAGCCTCGGCTACCTAGAGGGCAACGTCGTCAAGTACGTGTCGCGCTGGCGCGAGAAGGGCGGACTTGAGGACCTGAAGAAGGCCCAGCACTACCTAACCAAACTGATCGAGGTGAACCAATGATTGAACACACACAACGCAAGCACGCACGCCTGTCCGCCTCGCGCGCCGACCGCTTCATGGCCTGCCCCGGGTCGGTGGCGCTGGAGTCGCAGATGCCCTACGAGCCGGCTGGCGAGGCCGCAGCCATCGGGACGCACATCCACGAGCTGAGTGAGATGCTGCTCAACGCCAGCCACACCTATGACGAGATCAAGGCCTCTGGCGTGGAGTCCGACCACCTAGACATGGCGCAGGACTACGCCAACTTCGTCAACAACCTAGTCGAGAACCCGCGTAAGCGCCTGATCGAGGTCAACGTGGACGAGGGCCTCAAGTCGCTGCACCCAAGCCTTGGCGGCACCGCTGACGCGGTCCTGACCGAGTCACGCACGCTGCACGTCATCGACCTGAAGACCGGGCGCATCCCGGTAAGCGCCAAGGACAACAAGCAGCTGCTGGTCTACGCGCTGGGCGCTGCACGCAAGCTAGGCGCCCCGGCGGACATCACGGTCAAGATGCACATCTTCCAGCCCCGCACCGGCCACAGCGTGGCGGAGATCTCCGGCAACGACCTTATAT